TCACAAACTCCTGCCATAAATATCTCCTTTCTTAATAAGCAAGTTGGAACAAATTGTCTTCTCCAATCAGACAGCCAAGACGACCAGCTGAATAAGCCTTGGTTACTCTTTCGTCCTGATTGAACCAAACTCCCAAATCAGAAATGATTTGATTTGCAGGAGAACCAACAAACAGTTGTTTCGGAGAACCGTATACAGCACGATGGGGAAGATTTAATTTAGTTCCATTGTTTTGGTATTTTTGAATAAAGCGGTCCCAAATGGAAACTCTATATACCATAACTCCATTATACTCTGTAACATCCAAACCTTTAAAGATTTGTTCCCATGTCAGAATCTCTTTGTATTCACGTTTCAAATCTTTGGTAAGAGCGTCGCCCAAAGACTTCGTACAATAGATGGCGGCACCATCCATAGCAGCAATACGAGGATCAGCGTTTTCAAGCAATGAGTCAAAGATTCCGATTGCAACATTGGCCGTTTTAATCCCGCTCAACTGTGCAGCAGTAGAAGCTTCGCTGTTGGCTGCAATATTCACTCTTTGACCAGTATTAGCCGCACCGATGGCAAATAATTGTTTCCAGAAACCATTGCACGGTTTGAATAGCTCAACATCTACGCCATCTGTAATTTGTCCTGTTGACACGTTTTGAGCTTCTTTATCACCAAACCAAATAAAACGCCAAAACATGCGCTTAATTGCAAGGTCAAGAGCCGGATAAATGATAACGTCCATTATTTCCGTGCTTGTCAAATCTCCAATATCTGTACCAGTCTTTAGCGCATATTCAGCAATAGTATTCATGAAGTCCTCATAACACCATTTCAAAGGAACTGACCATTGTCCAATATCCCATGTCTTTTCCGCTGCCTGTACAGTAACATCTTTATAAGTAGGATTACAGGGAGCACCAGCCCAGCCTACATCTTCCATTTCTCCAGTCCATCCAAGTTTTTGCCCGTTCTGTACATTTTGAACAAACGTAAAGAACTGCTCCAAGGATTCATCAACAAAGTTTGTCAACACTAATAGATCACGCAAGCTTTTTACCGCTCCGTTATCCTTCGTCAAGTTTTTTACTGAATCTAAAATATTCATACCTTACATCTTTTTTGAGTATCTTTTTTTGTTTTTCTCTATCGCTTCTTCCAACTTCCGCTCAACCAAGCTCACCGGTTTTGTTTCTTCACCTTTCTTTGCCTGTGGAGTGTATGAACGGCCTGCAGGCACATAAGAGCCGGTAGCCTTTTTTAACCAAGCTTCTCCGCCTGCTTTTTCTACAGCCGCAATGATACGAGCATCTGTTTCACTCTTTGCACTTGATTTCAGAGAAGCGTTCTCTGCTTCTAGTTCTGCGATACGGTCCTTCAGGGCTTGTGTATCTTCTTCGTTGGAAGAAGGATCCTTAATCTCCGTAATAACTCCATCAACCACGATAACCGTGCGTCCATCTTCTAATACAAATTCACCATCAGGAGAAGCAGGATCGCCAACCTGAATTTCTCCTTCCTCACGTTCTACAGTCAACTCGTCACCGGTTGATGTAGTAATTACCATTCCGACAGCTTCAGGAGTTTCCTTTACTACTCCCAAAGCAACACCAAGCATGTGAAATGCCTGTGCAACTGTCACTTTCTTTTCTTCTTTTGCCATACTTTCAATATTAAGATTACTATTAAGCTCTGGTTTGGATGCAGATGCAGAAGCAGCCGGAACAATAGAAGATACAAATCCCAACTCAATAGCTTTCTCTGCATCGAACCAGCTATCTGTTGCCATCTGCGCCTCTAATACTTCTCTTGATTGTCCTGTGCGATCTACATAGAGATTAAGCATCTTTTCTTTTTCTGCTTCCAGATCGCTCTTCAATTCCTCCAATTTAGCCAAGGTTATATCCCCAACTCTTGCACCGGACGGATAATAAGGAGAATGAATCAACAGCTCGGCATGTTGATATGCGCTTCTCCGTTCAAGTGGTGCAGCAAGTAAAATTACTGTAGCCATAGATGCAGCATTTCCTACAACCTTACATGATATTTCCTTTCCAGAAGCACGTAAAGCGTCATAAATAGCATAAGCTTCTGTGCAGTCTCCACCGCAAGAATGAAGCTCAATATCTATTCTATTATCGTCGTTGGGAATCCAGTCTATAAAGCCCTGTATATCAGGAAAAGAAATTGAGTCGTTACCTGTTAGCCAATATTTTACCTTATCAGCATCAGCAGCAATGTCTTTGTTGATGTATAATTTAGCCATATATCTGTAATTGTTTGTAACAAAGTTACTAAACCAGATACGGCTATAAGAATGTAGGGCTAAAATTACACTGAAGTAATCGTTTCAGTAAAAAAATAAGGTGAGCAAACGCCCACCCTTAAACTATAAATCAACGTTAGAGGAAAGCTTCTCAATAACGTTGTAAACCATCCTTTCCGAGATATTGTATTGATCGGAAAGATATTGCATTATGTAAGTCTTTTTATGCCCTTCTTTAATCATCAGAGTGTACTCCTTGTATAGATCCAGATATTTAATATCGGAAACATTCAAGGATTTATCACACATCACTTTTAAAGCTAATGCATTCATTGATAATAATTCGTATGCTGTCATAAGCTCCCTAAATTTTCAAGTACTTCAACTCGTTTTCCAACTGTGTTTATCTCGGTAACGGAAACCACCGGATTAGGCATCATTTGGACTCCTTTTGCAACTGCTCTAGCAAGCATATCCTCTCCCATGGTCTGGTTACTTGATGCAGTGATGTTTATCGGCACTCCTCCACCCATTTGGTTAAACGATGAAAGAATTGGAGCGAATAACTCCGTAGTTCTTGCTGTCATTACCGATTCTCCGTTGCTTAGTTGTGCCGGTATGCTATCACTCGTTCCGGTTCCCGGTCCGGTAACTAAACCACCGGTTGCAAATTTGGCGGATTTCACAGTTTTAATAGCAGTTGCAATATTAGCTAGGATAGTAGCTACTGTTGTTGCAATAGCTGCAATATTACCGGGGAAAGGCACTGATTGCGCCTGTGCAACACCTGCAGCAATAGCCTTTCCTGTGTTTACTGCTATTTCACCCAAAGCCAATATCTTAGAGAATTTAGCCAGCCCTTCATTACTTTCTCCTAATTGTTCAGTCAGAGATATAAGCCCTCCGGTAATTTGAGCAACCGCCTCATATTTAGCCTGCTCAATGGCAACCTCCTTATCTTTTAAAGCTTTTTGCGCATCAAGATAAGCATTTTCAGCCTCTAATTTACGTAGATTAAAGGCTTCTATTTTTTCTCCCTCCATTTGTTGAAGAGTATCTAACTCGGTTTTCCTTTGCTCAACTTTTACCTTTAGTATTTCTGTTTCATTATTTCGTAAAGTTGCTATTTCTGTTTCAAAACGGATTCTAATAGCCTCCTGTTCTTTACTCAACAAATACGCATTACGCTGATTCACTAAATCATCTAATTGCTTATTATATTTTGCTCGTATAGCAGCTTTCATTTGTTCCGTCAACTCCAGTTCTGAAAGTTCCAACTCACGTTGAGTTACCAAATTCTGCATTTGCAATTGATATTCTTGTTCACTTCCAGATTTTACCGCACCAAGTTGTGTTTCTATCAATCTTTGTCGCTTTTCAATCTCTATTTGATATTGTTCGTTTGATAGTTTTTGCAACTCTCTTTGTTGCTGCTGTTCTTTTAACTTTATGGCCTCTCGAATATTATCTTTAGCTTTTAAAGTTAAATTTTTTTCATCGGTCAATTTCCTCTTTAAATCCTCGATTTCTCTTTCGTAGCTTACTTTTAATTGTTGCCTTTGTCTTTCCGAATTATCTTTTATAAGTGAAAGAAGAATATCCTGCGCTTCCCTATAAGCTTCAATCTCTTTATCTTTGCGTTCTTTGGCTGTTTTAACAGCCTCTTTTGCCTCTGTCTTTTGGGAGTTTATCGCTTCAACTCTTTGGGCGTTTAATTCACGTGTTTTATTATTTAAATCAATAGTCGCTCTTGCTACATCAATTCTTGCTTGGGATAACTTCTCTTCATATTCCGCAGAGTTTAAAGTTCTTTGGCCTACAGTTTCAAGAATCCTAAGGTTCTCTTCTGCTAGTTCTTTTCTTTTTTCCGCATTAGATGTTTCAAGCTTTATTGCTTCATCAAGAAAAGCAATCCTTTCTTTATGTGTATATTTATCTTTTTTAGCAATCTTGTCTCTAAGTTCTGATATTTTCAAGTCATTATCCGCAGCTTGCTCATTAGCTTTCCTTATGTTTACAGAGAGATTATATCTATCTTCTTCTATTTTCATATAATCTTCAACAACTTTTTTAGCCCCAGGAACCAAGCCTGACCATTCATAAAATTTAGCTAATGCCATATTTATAGAATTGGCTATTTTTATATAAGTCTTTGCTATTTTTTCATTAATTCTTGTAAATCCATCAGCTATTGCCGAATTAAGAGACATTGCTTTCTGATACTTATAATTAAGTTCCTCACTTCCTTTTATTGTATTATTTACCGATTCGAATGCAGCTTTTAATGTATATAAAGCCGTTACTAAAGCTGTTATGGTTAATATAACCGGATTTAGCAAAAGAGCCAACATTTGTTTTCCAAAAGCAATGGCTGCTACCCTTCCCGCTTTAAAAGCAGCGGATACCGAATTTATTCCACCAACTAGCCCTGAAATTTTACCCAAAAACCCATTTTGCACCCCAACTAATGACAGGAGTTCATTTTGGAATTTACCACCAGCTTCTGTAGTTGCTTTCAGTTCCTCCCTTATTTCAGCAATATGATTACGCATTTCTTCACCTGCTGCACTCTTTCTTTCTTCCTCTGACATAGCAATATAAGCCTGCATCAATTCATCTAATTGATCTTTTAAAGGAGAGAGAGCTTTTTCAAATGCTTCTTGGTATTTACCAACACTTCGAAAAAAACGTTGTGTCTTTTCTTCTTCTTCTGCTATCTTATCTGTAATAGCATTAATATGTATTTCTAAATCTTGCCCAGCAGCAGAATTGCGTTCCGCTTCAGACATTTCGTCATATTGCCGTGTTAAGTTTGATAATGATGCACGAAGAGCAACAAGGCTGTTTTCTTGTTGCTTTTCTGCCTTTATATTATTTTGTATCTCTTTATTTAAAACTCTAATAGAATCATTGTATTCCTGTGTCGCAATTTTCGTTTCGGTTAGTTTTATATTGTAAGCATCACGACTGATTCTTCCTTTCTCTACGTCTTCCTTTAATGTTTTCTCAACCTGCTTTAAGACATCAAGTTGTTTCCGATATTCTGCAATCTTTCGGATCGCATCATCATATCGAACTTTTATCTCTAATACTTTTTCTACCGCATTTTCTGCCATAGTTATTACAATTTTAAAAGTTTACACT